ACGATTATAAGTGGTATTATGACTGGTTCGGCGCGGACAGCACAGCTCCGAAAGATGTAACAGATGTGCTGAAAAATGTTCAGCCGGGTGACGAAGTGGAGGTCATGATAAATTCTCCAGGAGGAATCATTGATGTAGGATCTGAAATCTACACTATGCTTAGGCAGTGTGCGGCAGATGTGAAAATCTATATTACCGGTCAGGCTTGCAGTGCTGCATCGATTGTGGCAATGGCAGGATATTGTGAAATGTCCCCGACAGCACTGATGATGGTACATTGTGTTTCTTCGGGCACAGAAGGAAATCACAGCGATATGGAACATATGGCGGAAACGCTGCGAACAGCAGACAATGCGTTGAGTACAGCGTATGTTGCCAAGAGCGGAATGAGCCAGGAAGAGGCACTCGAAATGATGGAGCATGAAACCTGGCTGACTGCAGATCAGGCGAAAGAAAAGAAACTGATTGATAAGGTTATGTTTGAAGAAAAGGAAACAAACTTACAGCTTGTGGCAGGACCTATGTTCAAATTGCCGGATCAGACAAAGATGAATGCGGCAAGAAAAATGATGGAATCCGGAGAGGAAGTTCCGGATAAAGTGGCACTGCAAAAGTTAAAACTTTTAAAATTGAAGGGAGAAAAAAGATGAACAAAAAGCAGTATGAAGCGATGAGAAAAAAACTGATGGATGAAGCGGAAGGTCTGATCAATGAAGGGAAGATCAAGGAAGCAGATTCTAAAATGGATGAAGTAAAGGCTCTGGATGAGAAATGGGATGCGATTGCGCAGGCACAGGCGAATTTCAAAGCACTGAATGAAGAACCGAAACCGGCAAATGTATTTGAACAGAATGGCAGCAAGGCTGATTTTGGAGCAAAAGTTTCAGAACCGGAAAATATTTATAACTCTCAGGAATATCGAATTGCCTTCATGAATTATGTAGTCAATGGAACAAAGATTCCGGAGAAGTTCAAAAATGAAGCCGGACCGACTAAAACGGGAGATATCGGTTCTGTCATTGCGCCGGTTCTGATTAGCCGTATTATTGAAAAAATGGAATCAATCGGTATGATTCTTCCACTGGTTACGAAGACCACTTTTGCACCAGGCGCAAGAATTCCAACTTCAAGCGTAAAACCGGTTGCAACATGGGTTGCAGAAGGCGGAACAAGTGAAAAACAGAAAAAGACAACCGGCTACATTGATATCAGAGGTTTCAAGCTGAGATGTGCAATTTCAATGACACTGGAAGCCGTTACAATGTCACTTGCTGTATTTGAAACTGTATTTGTAAACAGCATTGCAGAAGCAATGGTGAAAGCACAGGAGGAAGCGATTGTAAATGGAGATGGAGAAGGAAAACCGAAAGGAATTTTAAATGAAACAGCTCCGGAAGGACAGAGCATCGAAGTTGGTGATAAAGATTCTTTATACAAGAAACTTGTTGAAGCAGAAGCCGCACTTCCGCTCGCGTATGAAAATGGTGCGGTCTGGAATATGACGAAAAAGACTTTTATGGCATTTGTCGGAGAAATGGATGCAAATGGACAGCCAATCGCAAGAGTAAACCAGGGAATTGATGGAAAGCCAGAGCGCACACTTCTTGGAAGAAAAGTAGTGCTCAATGATTACATGGACAGTTATGGGGCAGCAACGGAAGCAGACGCTACAGTAGCATTCCTGTATGACTGGTCTGATTATATGTTCAATACGAATTATGCAATGACTGTTAAAAAGTATGAGGACAATGATACAGAAGATGAGATTACAAAGGCGGTTATGATCTGTGATGGAAAATCTTTGGAACTGAATTCACTTGTAGTCATGAAGAAGAAAGCGGCTTAAGATGGATGGAAGGATAATTGAGAGGCTGAAAAAACGTGTCGGGACCAGGAACGATGAAGAAATCAATGAACTGGCAATGTCATGCGTAAGAGAATTGGAAAACACTGGTGTGTACGGCAATCCGGCAACGGATGCGCTGTACTATCAGGCAATGGTCCTGTATTGCAAAGCAAATTTCGGATATGATGAAAATACAGAGCGCTTCCAGACAGCCTTTGAAAAACTGAGGGATTCCATGGCACTTTCCGGGGATTATGCAAAGGAGAAGAAAAATGGAAACGGTGGAACTGATCTGGGAGAAAATCTGTAAAAATGAAAATGGTTTCCCGGAAAGAAAAAGATGTTCTGTTGAAGTATATGCAATGGAAAAATCCGTAACCAGAGCGGAAGCATATGAATCTATGCGGGCAGGAGTAAATGCCCGCATTATACTGAAACTCAGGACAGATGACTGGGAAGCAAGCAGACATCCAGGAGAAGATGGAAAACCAGAATACGCAAGAAAGGTGATCTACGAAGAGGCAGAGTACGACATTATCCGTGCTTACAAAAAAGGAAAATCTTTCGTAGAAATAACGTGTGGTTAAGATGGGATTTCAGGCGATAGGATTTGATGATTTTGCGAAAGAACTGGACCGGCTTGGTAAATTAGATGAGTATGCGCCGGATATGTTGGAGGCGGCGGCACCGATTCTGGAAAGAGAATTGAAAGGCCAGGTGCAGGCAGAGGCAAACAGAGGGTATGCAACGGGAGATCTTGCCGGATCAATCAAATCAAGGAAACCGGAAAAGAATGAACGAGGCCATTATGTAACGATCACAGCGAGCGGAAAAGACAAAAAAGGTGTTCGCCGGAATGAAAAACTGGCATATCTCAATTATGGAACAACAAAGCAGCAGGCAAGACCAGTTATTTCCAAAGCAGTACAGAATGCAGAAGGAGAATGTCTGGAAGCAATGCAGAGAAAGTTTGACGAGGTGACAGGACCGTGAATGTAAATCAGAAAATAGAGAACACACTGGGAGTGATCACAGAGAATATCTGGCCGCTGTGCTGTCCTTATGAATCCCCGCCAGGGAAATATATCGTATATAATCCGGAAATTGATTCAGCGGAATGTTTTGCTGATGATGAAGACCAGGAATGGACATTGCACATGCAGATCCATTTATATACCCGGGAAGACTATATGGATGACAGAAAAACGATTCGTAAATTATTGCGAAAAGCAGGATTTACGGTGACTGATATAGATTCCATATACGAGAAAGAAACAAAATATTACCATTTGTGCTTTTCTTGCTATATTGAGGAGGAAGACTGATGGCTTATACAGGATTGGCACACGTTGTCGGCGCGAAATACAGTGAGACGGAAAATGGAATCCAGTATTCAAATGGATTTCGATATGGATCAGCTGTAAGGATAAGAATTGATCCAAAATATGAAGATGTTAGCGAATACGGGGACATCAATTCAGAAGACGAGGAAGAAATGTTTGCGTATGCATCCGTAACGCTGGAAACTTCGGAGATTACCCAGACGGCCGAAAAAGAAGTTTTCGGACTCGAAGTATCAGAGACTGGTTCTGCATCGAATGAAACAGATTTGTCTGAATACATTGGTCTGGGAGTCAGAGTGAGAGAAAAGCGTAATGGGAAAACGTACTATGTGGCAGTCTGGCTCTATAAAGTTCGGCTGACAGAGGATGAACAGGACATAGAGACAAGGGGAGAAGCACTAAAGTATGTGACAATGCAGGCATCAGGAAAAGCGGTGCCGGCATACGGCGGACAATGGAGAAAAAAAGAAATATTTAACACAATGCAAGAAGCGGATTCCTGGCTGGAAGAAATGGCAGGAATCGGAAAGGAAGAATAAAATGGCATATGTAGGACTTAGAAAACCAATTATTGCAAAATTGTTAGAAAGTGGAAAATACGATAAGCCTTTTGCCTGCGGAAAGGCGATTGGACTGCAGGTAAACCCGAATTATGCAGAAGGCAGTCTAAATGCGGATGATAAGCAGGCGGAATACGACAAAGAGTTTACTTATGCGGAAGTAACACTGAATACCAGTACACTTCCGATCGAAGCACACGAAAAAATGTTTGGACATACGGTTGATACTGCAAAGAAAAATGTAAAATTCAATGTAGATGACCAGGCGAACTATGTTGGAATGGCATGGGTGTCTGTTGAAAAAGTGGATGGAGTCAGAAGTTTTATTGGAAATTTTCTGAAAAAAGCGAAATTTACGGAACCATCAGAAGATTATTCAACTAAAGGAGATTCCATTGAATATAAAACACCGTCTATTTCAGGAAGAGCGCTTGGACTGGAAGACGGATCATGGAAAGAAACAGAGGCTTGCAGCTCAGAAGCAGATGCGCTGAAATGGATCAATACGATGTTTGGAGTAACAGAATAATCGGAGGCAGGAAAATGTTTGAAGAAATGAATACAATCGTATTATCTGGAAAAGAATACCCTATGAAATGTGACAATCTTGTCCTGGAGAAGATCCAGGACAAGTATGAGGACCTTGGAAAATATGAAAATATGCTGAATGGATTCGTACCGGAGCTGGATGAATACGGTGAAGAAGTCAGAAATGAAGACGGGCTTCTTGTTGGACATTACAAGATGCCGGATATCAAGATTATCAACGAGGCAGCGGTATGGTTCATTCAGGAGGGACTCGCAATCAAACGGGAAGAAAACAAAGAGGAGATTCCGGAAATCAGTGATCGAACACTGATCCGGCAGATTGATTTCAACCCAAGAGAATTATCTACAATCTTGCATCAGGAATTCTCAAGATGTTTTGAGAGAAAAAACGCGACAACCACGCAGGGGAAGGCGGAGAGCCAGAACCGATAAACTTTGCGTGGGTGGTACTTATTGGGATGCGGATTGGATATACGGAAAAAGAGGTTGCACATATGTATTTCGGTAAATGGTGCGATCTTTTTGAAGAATTCAAGAAAATGCATAATATTACGATGAGAAGACAGGTTTTTGAGCAGCAGAAAATTGCTTCAATGATGGATTTGTAAAGAAAAATGTGGTATGATGTAGAAAGAAGAGGAGGACTGGAAATGCAGAAAGTTAAGATATATGCATGGGTGATATATAGAATACTTGTATTTTATGCAAAACGGCATATTTATATTGCGACAGCGCTCCTGTCTGTTACGACAGCCTCTCTTTTTGAGTTCGCCACAACAGGAAAACTGTTCTGCCTGGCGCTTCCGTTTATAACGGCTCTGATTATTTATATCCCACGGCATATTTATTTCAAACTGGATGAATTTGCATCACCGGGAATTCAGGGACGGCATTTACGCGAAAAGCGAAAAGTCAAAGAAGAATTGAACAAATACATAGAAGAAAGCATAGCAAAAGATTTTGGTAGATGATGCATGAAAACCGCCTGAGAAGGCGGTTTTTTTATGCCGGTTTGGAGAGAAGAAATGGCAAAGAAAAAAGTGGGCGCATACATTACGCTCGATGGCGAAAAAGAATTCAGATCAGCGGTGACACAGTGCAATAAAAGCCTGTCTACAATGAAATCGGAAATGAAGCTTGTAGAAGCGGAAACGGCGGGAAATGCAAACTCGGTTGATACATTGCGTAAGAAGAATGAGGTCCTGACAAGGACGCTAGATAAGCAGGTAGAAAAAGAGGAGGCAGTAAGGAAAGGTTTGACACATGCACAGGAAGATTATGCACGTGTTGGAACAGAACTCCAGGAGTACCGCACAAAGCTGGAACAGGCACAAAGTACACTGGATGAAATGAAACAGTCTTCGGATGTTTCAGAAGAAGCGTTATCACGGCAGCAGGAAGCAGTCAGTGAATTAACGGAAAAGGTGGAAAAAGGTGAAGCCACCTACCAAAGAGCCGGAAACAGAGTGGAGGACTGGCAGAAGCAGTTAAATAATGCACAGGCACAGACAATCAAGGCAACGAGAGCGGTAAATGAGAATACGGCCTATCTGGAAGAGGCAGAAAAAGCAACAGACGGGTGCGCCAAAAGTATTGACAAGTTTGGAAAACAGACAGATGATGTTGCAGAAAAGATTACCAGTACCGGGAAAATTATTAAGGCAAACTTGATCAATACAATGGTAGACGCCGGAAAAAGTCTTGCAACGAATGTGTTCAAAGATGCGGTGCAGGGGACGCTGGAGCTTCAAGATGCACAGCAGAAACTCCAGGCAAGTACAGGGGCAACAGCAAGAGAAACTGCAGCTTATTCGCAGGAAATGCAGAATCTGTATAAAGGTGGTTACGGAGATGCGATTGATGAAGCCGCAAGTGCAATGGCGTTGGTGAAGCAGTATACGAATGAGACAGATCCGACAAAAATCAAAGAGCTTGCAGAGAACGGAATGGCATTGGAAGATGTATTTGGGATGGATCTGAGCGAATCGATCAGAGGCGCAGATGCGCTGGTGACAAATATGGGGATCGATGGTAAGACTGCATTCGATTTGATGGCAAAAGGAGCTCAAAACGGGTTAAATAAATCCGGAGAACTTGCGGATAATCTTACGGAATATTCTTCTCTGTGGGCGCAGGCTGGATTTTCAGCGGAAGAGATGTTTGGAATCCTTGAAAACGGTTTAAACTCCGGAGCATATAATCTGGATAAAGTAAATGACTACGTCAAGGAATTCGGAAACAGTCTTGCTGACGGAAGAATAGATGATCACATCAAATCATTTTCTGCCGGCACACAGGATCTTGTTAAAAAGTGGCATGATGGCAGCGCAACTACAAAAGAAGTGTTCCAGTCGGTGATTTCTGATCTGGCAAGCATGAAGAATGAGCAGGAAGCACTGACACTGGCAAGCGATACCTGGAGTGCGCTGGGAGAAGATAATGCCATGAAGGTAATTACTTCTCTGAACAACGTAAATAATTCCTATAAAAATGTCCAGGGAACCATGGAAAAGGTAAAGGACATCAAGTATGACAGTATCACAAACCAGTGGAAGGTTCTTGGAAGGACGGTGCAAGCGGATGTTGTACAGCCATTACTTGTGAAATATCTTCCGATGGCACAAAAAGGAATTAAACTGGTTGCAGACAATCTTGAAACGATTGTTCCGGTTGCAGAGCTTGCGGGAACAGCAATCGGTGGTATTTTTGTTGTAAATAAGAGCAAAAAGTTTATTTCTGAAGTAAAAGATGCCGGGGTCTCGCTGGTTGATTTCGGAAAAAAGGCGGCGGAACTGATTGGAATACGAACTGCAGCGACAACGGCAGAAGCAGCATCTACTGTGGCGCAGGAAGCACAGGCGGCAGCTACAGCAACGCAGACAGCGGCAACCGTGGCGCAGACAGCAGCAACAGAAGGGGCAACTGTAGCGCAGGCAGGATTTAATGCAGTATTGGCTGCGAATCCGGCAATACTGGTTGTGGCAGGAGTAACGGCGCTGATCGGAGTAACGGCTGTGTTGGCATCCAAAATGGGGGATGCGACCAGTGAAACGGACGAGCTGATACAGTCCACTTCCGAGCTGAAGGACAAAGCATCGGAAACAAGCGAAGCCCTGAAACAAGCAACTCAGAATATGACTTCTTCCATGGAAGAGGTAAATGCAAGCGGAACACTGGCGAATAACCTGACAGATGAGCTTGTAAAGCTTGCCGGACAATCCAATCAGACGACAGAACAGCAAAGTCGGATGAAAACGATTGTCATGGAACTGAATACCATGTTTCCGGAAATGTCACTTGCGATTGACGAGACAACCGGAAAATTAAGCATGAGTTCGGAAGAGATGAAGAACTACATAAAGAGTGCTTTGGAAATGCAGAAAATCCAGGTTGCACAGGAAAAAATGAAAGACAGCGTGGAAAAGCTGGTGGATGCAGAAGTTGAAAAAGCAGATGCAGAGAACAAAGTTTCCGAAATTGGAGAAAAGCTTGCGGCGATCGAAGCGAAGCGGTCAGAAGTAAATGATGTACTCAGGGAAAAGACAGAGGCAACGAAAGAAGCACAGGAGAAGTATAGCGAGGCACTGAAAAAAGGTGCAGATAATGTTGATGAACTTTACGCTGCCACACAGGATCAGTCAGAAGCAACGATTGAGTATAACGGGAATATAGTTACAGTTACAGAGGCGTTAAGACAGATGGCTGACGATGAACGGGAACTCAATGATGCGAAGCAAACGGCAAAGGACAGTCAAAAAGAGATAAATGATGCAATCAAAGAAGCAAACGCCGAGATGGAACCGTATATGAGTTATCTCTCCGATATGACGGAAGAGACAAACAATAATACGGCAGCCACAAAGAATAATACCAGCGCAAAGACTGAGGCGACAGAGCAATCTTCGGTCAGTATTGCAATGGCAGGTCAAGAACTGGAAGCATATCAGAATTTGTCAGTATCACAACAGGAACTGGCGGTGAATGTGACAAACAGTGTTCTTACTATGCAGGAAAATGTACAGAGTGCGCTGAAGTCCCAGATGGATATGTTTGAGGAGTTTGATGCCGGTACGCAGATTTCGACCGAGAACTTGTTGGCAAACATGCAAAGCCAGGTAGACGGCGTGACTGCATGGGAACAAAATCTGTCCGCTCTTGCTGATCGAGGAATTAACCAGGGCATTTTGCAGAAGTTGTCAGAGATGGGACCACAGGGATCCGGGTATGTTGCAGCGTTCAATTCCATGACAGATGAAGAACTGAAAAAAGCGAATGACCTTTGGAGCCAGAGCGTGGACATTCAGGGAATGACAAATGAATGGGGACAGCAGCTACTTACGTCTGG